AGAAAATCAAAAGAAAGAAGTGGGACGCCGGGTGTGACGCGGTGGGACGCGACGTCACGCCGTTCGTCGAGCGGGCTCCGGACGAAGGCGCGGCCGTCTATCTGCTGCGCAACGCCGTGCAGTTTGGCCTGACCGAAGACCAGCGCTCGCGGCTCAGCCGGGCCTACCGTCTCAACCACCAGCTCTATGTCGGCAAGGCCGCCCGGGCCGAGGCTCAACGCGAGAGCTATCAGCTGATCAAGGGCGTGCAGCAGGAGCTCGGCTCGGCCGTCGTCGCCGCCGTCGACCAGGCCATGCGCCGGGGCGAGAAGGTCGAGACCTACAACGACGCCGGGGCCAAGCGGATCAAGAGCCGGGACGGCCTGCGGTCCCTGGTTGAGAGCGGCGCTCTCACCGAGACCGACGAGCGGGTGGGCTTGGCCTATCGACTGCTGTTCGAACAGGCGGGCAAGGGCGCGGGCCTGGGCTCCCAGCTGGAGGACCGCCCCCGGTCGATCCGAGACAGCAGCCATGGCGCCGTGGCCGCTGGCCTCTTCCGCGCCTATGCCGGTGTGCGCCTGACCGGCGTCGAGACGGCCGTCGCCGCGGCTGATCGCACGGGCCGGGCGCTGTCCATGCTCAGGGCTGTGGCCGGTGAGGGGCGAACGATCGCGTCCGTCGGTGGCGGCGGCAACACCCGGCGCACCAACCTGCAGGCGCTGAAGGTCGGGCTTCGGGTCGCGCTCGCGGCGCTTCACGGCAATGGGGGCTTGCGAATCGGGGGCAGCTAATTCATGAAAAGGACCAAGCGTTGAACTGCGCACCGAAGCCCGCCCGACCCCGTCGAGGCGGGCTTTCTGTTGGCCGCGACACCGCGCAACCCCTTACGCCACAAGGGTTTCCGCGCCCCGACCTCACCGGCCCGGGTCCTTCCAGGCCACCCCCGCCCCTATGCGGTGCGGCTGAGTGCGACGTTCCGTTAGTTCCGGGCTGCAATTCATTATGAAGGCCGTGAATTCATGCCCTCATTGATGACAAAGGGCGAGTTCGCTGCCCACATGAATGTCGGGCCGTCGGCGGTTTCGAACTGGAACAAGAAAGGCCTGATCCTCTTCAGCCCAGACCCGGATCGTCCAGGCCGGCAACTGGTGGACGCCGAGCGCTCAGCCTTGCTGATCCGGGCGTCGGTCGACACGACACGAGGCCGTCCCCGCAAGGCCGAGCAGGCGGCTGCCGAACAGTTGCCCTCCACTCCGGGGGAAGGGGCCGGATCTTCATCGTCGCGGACTTTGCCAGCGATGAACGCCTTAGAAGAGGCGCGGCTTGCGGAAATGCGTGAGCGAACCACTACCCGGCAGATCGAGAACGGTCGCCTATTGGGCCAACTGGTGTCGCTGCCGGAATACGAGCGGCGAGCGGCGGACATGGGTCGTATGCTTCGTGAGCGCAGTCATGGCCTGGTGCGCAAGCTCGCTGAGCGTTTGGCGGCGGAGATCGATCCGAGGGCGATCGTCACGCTTCTGGGAGACGGTCTCGACGGCCTGTTCGACCAAGTGGCTGGCGAACTCGAAGCGTCGCTCGCTACGGAAACCGCAGTCGATACGTTGCTTGCGGACGTACTACCTGATGACGATGACCAGCATTCGTCTGGATCAGCACTCAACTAGGATATGCGCACCGGATTGAATTTTGACCGTCGCGCGGACCCCTCGCGCGTGCCGGTCGTCAAAAACGTCAAAGTACTCGTAGTCCAGGTACAGCATGAATCGTTGCTGTCCGTTAACGTAGTCGTTGTAGTCTTGAGCCGTAATTTGACGGTGCAATTGTATGAACATGGTGACGTCTCCACCGGCACCGATCTCTCTATAGGGCTCAGCAGCATAGCTCACTTGCGGCATGACGACCTGGTTCACCGGGTGAAAAACCAGTACCCCGGCCGAGCGAAACCGAGCCGGCGTTTGGCCGCTGTTGCGAAAAATCACTCGTACCTCGGGGTCGGCCCCACCATAGACTTCGCAGCTGGACTGCTGGACCGAGACATACGCCCTTAGTTGTCGCTTCGAGGTCTCAACGGTGTGCTCAAGAGCCTGGGAGGCGGCGTCCGCTGATCGTCCACTGTCATCCGCCGAACTCTTGGCGAACACGACGGTGAAAGCGAGACCGAGCAGACTGGCCAAGCCGATGAAGGCCTGAATGCCGGTCACTATACACATCCACTTCGCCCATTCTGCCATCGCCTCCTGCGCGCGCAGATCCTTCGCGGCCCTCGTCTCCTCGGCTTTCGCAAGCGCACGCGCTGTCTGCGCTTCGGCCGCCTTCTTGCTGATCATGGGCTCTGAGGCGCTAGTCGGTCGCGACGTTAGCGGAGCTTGAACGCTCGGAGGCGTCGCCGCCAGCGCGCCGCATCCCGCAACCAAGGCAAGGGTTAGTGCAACGACAGCGGCTTGAGTGGGTGCTGGCGAGCCCTTCCGGCGCATGTCTCTGATCTCCCAGTTTGAAGCTCCACCATAGCGAGGGTTTATGAACGCGCCATCGTTCGTGATGCCTTCGCCCCAAGCTGCTGAGGTTCTGGGTGCGAACGCCGCTCGCATCTCCAAGGCGTTCGCCCAAGGGGTCCGCCCGCCAGCTAAGATCTCGGTGTCAGAATGGGCGCTAAAGCATCGAAAGTTTCCGGAGGACAGCGCCTACCCGGGCGCTTGGTCGCACGAGACCGCGCCTTACCTGGTCGAGATCATGGACAAGCTCTCGCCGCACGATCCGTGCAGCGAGATCAACATACTGAAGTGCGCTCAGTCCGGCGGATCGGCGTCGGGCGAAAACTGGATCGGTTACATCAGCGACGTAGCCCCTGGGCCACTGATGTATGTTCAGGCCACGATCACCGCGGCCAAGGACTGGGTCGCCGAGAAGTTCTGGCCCATGGTCGAGGCTTCCCCTCGCCTGGACCCAGAGAAGCGCGGCACGATCATGCCCAAACGGGCAAGAGGCGGCGGCGGTTCAACGGGCAATCGCGTGCGCTTCGCCCGCGGCGGTTGGATGTTGATCGCAGGGGCCAATTCGGCCGCGACGCTGCGCCAGCACTCGATCCGTTATGCGATCGAGGACGATCTCGACCAGTTCCCCGACAACCTGGACAACCAGGGCTCGCCGGAGGGCATGGTCACCGCCCGTCTTCGGACCTACACGCGTCAGGGTCTTTCGAAGCGGCTCGGGATCTCCACCGGCACGAACAAGGGCGCCTCGAAGATTGGGGCGCGCTACGCGAAAAGCGATCGCCGCCGGTACTACCTGAAATGCCGCCACTGCGGTTCGCGCTTCGATCCGATCTTCGAGGACCTGCGCTGGCCGGATGGCCGCCCGGATCTCGTCGAGCTCGTCACGCCCTGCTGCGGCGTTTCAATCAAGCACTGGGAAAAGGCCCAGATGTCGATGATCGACGGTTGGGTTCCGACGGTCGAGCTCGACGGCCAAAAACCGCCTCGGGTCATGGCCGAGCAGGAGATGGCATTCTGGCGATCGCGTGATCTGCAGGGGCGACAGCCCGGCTACCATATCACCGGGATCATCACGGCGTTCATGACCTGGGCTCAGCTCTGCGTCGCCTTCGTGGCGGCCCAGGGCGACGTGAACAAGCTTCGCGTCTGGACGAACCTGGACATGGGCGACGAGTTCGTCCTGAAGGGCGACGCTCCCCCTGCCGAGAGTCTCGAGGTCCTGCGCGAACAGGACTGGGGCAAGGGCCAGGTCCCGTGGGGGCCGTGCGTGTTCACGCTCGGCGCCGACATCCAGGGCGACGGGATCTACTACGAGGCCCTGGGCTGGGGCGCCGGACTGGAGAACTGGAGCCTCGATCACGGCTTCCTGCCGGGCGCGACCGACGTCGCCGGCGAGGGGGCCTGGGCCCGCCTGGAAGAGGTGGCTACCCGCAAGTTCACCCTGCCGGGCGGCCGCCAGTACGGGTTCGACCAGATCTGCGTCGACGCCGGCTATCACACCGAGGCGGCCAAGGCCTTCTGCCGGCGGTCGGCCAAGCGCCTCCCGGTCTTCGGGCGAGACGGCTGGACGTTGCCGATCCTGGGGCGCGGCCAGGCCATCGCCTTCGAGGTCGGCAAGAACAACCGGCGCAAGCGTCGCAAGCAGGCCGGCGACGACGCCTACCTGGTCGGCACGTTCGGGGCCAAGTTCAGCTTCTACGGCCACTTGCGTACGTCGATCGCCGCGGCCGAGGAGGCGGCCAAGGGTGGCCGGCCCGAGCCGTTCCGGGGCCGCATCCACTTCGGGCGCGACGCCGGCGCCGACTACTTCGACATGCTGACGTCGGAAAGCGTCGTCACCGAAACCAAGAACGGCCAGGCCCGGCGGGTCTGGCGCAAGGAAGCGGGCCGGGAAAACCACTGGCTCGACTGCCGCGTCTATAACCGCGCCGCCGCCGAGGCGATGGCGCTGGACAGCCGCAGCGACGCCGAGTGGCTGGCCCTGCAGGCCGATCGCTACGCCAGCGTCGATCCCCTGCAGGGCGACCTGATCGCCCTGGCCAATCGCCCCGTTCCGGACACCGCTTTCCCCTCGGCGGCGCCCGAACCGGCCGCCGCCTCGTCCTCCCGGGCGGCGGCCGACCCTATCCCTGACGAGCCGGCCGTCGCGGCCGACTCCTGGATCGACACTTCAGGCTGGAGCCTCTGATGCCCGCACCCGACTACACGACCGAGATCGCGGCGCTTCGCGGCGCGTTGGCCACCGGCGAACTGACGATCGAGAGCAACGGCGAGCGGGTGACCTACCAGTCGTTCGCCGACATCCGGAACCGGATCACGTATTTCGAAGGCCTGGCGGCGGCCGCGGCCGGCGTCGCGGGCCGGTCGTCTTCCTCGTTCGGCTTCTCCGCCGTCGCGTTCGATCGGGAGTAGGCCATGCGCCTGGGCCGACTGATCGACCGCTTCATCGAGCCCTTCGCGCCGAACCTGGTGCGCAAGCGCGAGGCCGAGCGCACCGCCCTGCAGCTGCAGCGCCAGTACGACGCGGCCGGGCACGGCCGCCGCACACAGAACTGGAAGCGGACCAACGGGAGCGCCGATCGCGAGATCAAGCAGGGCCTCAAGGGGACCCGCAACGGCGTGCGTGAGCTGGTCCGCAACACCAAGTACGCGGCCAACACCCTGGAGCACATGGTGGCCGCCACGATCGGCGACGGGATCGCCGTGCGCATGACCCATCCCGACGAGGCAGTCCAAAAGAAGGCCCAGGAGGATTGGGACAGCTGGGCGGAAAGCCCGGTCGACGGCTGGCAGGACTTCTACGGCGCTCAGGAGCTGGTGTTCAGCGGCATGGCCGAAGGCGGCGACATGCTGGTCGCCTGGGAGCCGGACGACACGGGCCCTGATGGGTTCATCCGGATCCTCGAGGGCGACTACCTCGACGACGGCAAGAACGAGGAGCTGTCTGACGGCGGCCGCATCGTGCAGGGCGTCCAGTTCAACGCCCGCAATCATCGGGTCGGCTATTGGCTGTTCCCCTATCACCCTGGCGACGCCGGCGGCATGTGGGGGCGCTCGGTGTTCCATTCGGTGGAGGACGTCGACCATGTCTTCCGGCAGCGGCGGGCAAGCCAATCGCGTGGGATCTCGTGGTTCGCGCCCTACGCCATGGATTTCCGCGATATCGCCGACACCGAGCAGGCGCGGATGCTCAAGGAGAAAATCGCGGCGTGCCTGGCGCTGGTTCTGACCCCGCCAGACAACGGCGGGCCGACTTCCCCGTTTGACGAGGGTTCGGCGGCCTCGGTTTCGGTGAGCGGCGACAGGCTGCCCGACACGGTCAGGCCTGGCATGATCCTTCGGGCCCGGGCCGGCGAAACCGCAACAGCGGTGCAGCCGCCATCCGGCGGCGATACGACCGGTTTCATCAAGCAACAGGTCGCGGCCGCGACCGCCGCGCTCTCGCCCTACCACCTGGTGACCGGCGACGTGACCGACAGCAGCTACACGAGCCTGCGCGCCGCGCGCCTGGGCGAGCTGCAGCTGCTCGATGTGCGCCAGCAAAACGTGATGATCCCGCTGATGGTCGCCAAGGCCGTCAAGCGTCGGATGCGCCGCCTGGCCCTCGAGACCGGCGACAGGCGTTTCATGGCTGTCAAGCCCAAGTACTCGCCGCCGATCCGTCGCGTGACGGATCCGATCAAGGACACGGCGGGCGAAAAGGCCGAGATCCGCGCCGGCCTGAAGTCCGTGCCCAAGGCGCTGTCGGAACGCGGGATCGATCCGGTCGAGCACGCCGCCGAGGTCAAGGCCTGGCAGGATACGACCGACGCAGCGGGCCTGGTGTTCGACACGGACGCGCGACGCGTCGACGGCAGTGGCGGCCTGCAGCGGCCTGCCGGCTACATCGCGCCAAAGCGCGCTTCCGAGGAAAACTAGGAGACCGCCATGCCGCCGGAAGTTGCCCCCACGATCGCCGCCGACCCGGCGGTCCCCGCCCCTGTCGTCACCCGTCGGGAAACCCGTCTCCCGACCCAACGTCGCGCCGCAGCGCCGTCGAGCTACAACCCCGAAACCCACACCGTCGACCTGACGGCCGCGACGGGCACGCGGGTCCTGCGATGGGGTTGGGATGGCCCTTACCTCGAAGAGCTCGACATGAGCCCGCAGGCGCTGGTCACGACGCGGATCGACGCCGACCAGGTCCCTCTTCTAGACAGCCATAACCGTTGGTCGATTTCCGATCAGCTGGGCGTCGTGGTCGGCGCCCGCATCGAAGGCGGCCAGCTGGTGACGCCGGTCCGCTTCGACCAGGAAACCCCGCGCGGTCGCGAGGCCGAAGCTCGTGTGGCCGCCGGTAACCTTCGTGGCGTCAGCATCGGCTATCGCCCGCTCAAGATGATCCGTTCCGGCGAGGAAGGCGGCGTCCCGATCTTCCTCGTCACCAGCTGGGAGCTGACCGAAGCTTCCCTGACGCCCGTTCCCGCCGATCCTGACGCAGGGATGCGTTCGGCGGACGACCTTCATCCCTGCATCATTGAAATGGAGACCCGCGCCATGCCGCCGGAAGTTGCCCCCACGATCGCCGCCGACCCGGCGGCCCCTGCCCCCGCGCCCGAGACCCGAGCCGCCCCCGCGGCTCCGGCTTCGCCCGCGGCCCCCGCCGCCACCGCGCCTGCGGCTCCCGCCGCCGTGGCGGATGCGAGCGCCGTTCGCATGGACGCCGGCGAAGTCCTCGATTTTGTCGACTTCGCCCGGAGCTTCGGCGTCGAGGGCGAACAGGTGCGCACCTGGGCCACGACCCTGTCGCCGGACGCGGCCCGCCAGGCGCTGATGCGTTCGGCGGCCGACCAGCAGCGGGCCCGTACGCCGCTAACGCCGGCGATGGGCGCGGCCCGCGTCACCGTCGACGAACGCGACACCGCGCGCATGGCCATGGCCTCGGCCCTGCTGCACCGCCACAACCCGGCCAACGAACTGCACGAAGCCGGGCGCGAGTACCGCGGCATGTCCCTGCTGGAGATGACTCGTCGCAATCTCGAGCGGAACGGCGAGAAGGTGTCGGGCCTGGGCCGCCGGGAGATCGCCGACCTGGCCCTGCGCCAGCACTCCACGTCCGATTTCCCGAACGTCTTGTCGAACGTCTCCAACCGCACCTTGCGCGCGGGCTACGAGGCCGTTCCGCAGACGTTCAAGGCGTGGCAGCGCCGGGCGACCGTCCCGGACTTCCGTCAGGTGACGCGCCTGCAGCTGGGCGGCGCGCCATCCTTCCTGCTGGTCCCTGAAGGTGGATCGTTCAAGATGGGGACGATCGGCGAGGCCAAGGAAGTCTACGCCCTGGCCACCTACGGACGGCGCTTCGCGATCACCCGCCAGACGATCATCAACGACGACGTCGACGCCTTCACCCGCATCCCGTCGATGTGGGGCCGGGCGGCCGCCGACTTCGAAAGCGATGCCGCCTATGCGCCGTTGATCGCCAACCCGAACATGGGCGACGGCGTGCCGCTGTTCCACGCCACCCATGGCAACCTGCGCCCCGGAGCGGCGATCTCGGAAGACAGCTGGTCGGACGCCGAACAGGCGATGGCCGCCCAGGTCGGGATCGAGGGTCGCCCGATCTCGGCGACCCCGGCCTGGATGATCGTCGCGCCCAAGGACAAGGTCGCGGCGCTAAAGCTGCGGGGCTCGCCCGTGTCGCAGAAGGCCGGCGCCACCCCGGGCACGACCAACGTCTACGAGAACGCGTTCAACGTGGTCGTCGAGGCCCGGCTGTCGCGCTCGTCGGGCGCCGTGCCGTGGTTCTACGCCGCCGACAACTCTCAGATTGACACGATCGAGTACGCCTATCTCGAGGGCGACGACGGCGTGTTCCTGGATGAGCGCACCGGGTTCGAGGTCGACGGGATCGAGTACAAGGCCCGCCTCGACTTCGCGGTGAAAGCCATCGACGCCAAGGGCATGGGTATGAATCCGAGCGTCTAGCCCGACGGCCTGACATCCCCGCACCTCACGAAGGGCCGTTCCGAAAGGGCGGCCCTTCGTCTTTCGCGAAGATCTCCGGAGCCGCCGGCCGCCAAAGGGCGACGGCTCCCGACGTCTTCGCCGGAGACGCACCCCCGGCACCCTCCAGCAAAGGACCTGAAACCATGAAGACCCAGATTTCCGAGGGTGAAGTCGTCAACTTCACCGTTCCCAGCGGCGGCTGCACCTCCGGCGTCGGCCTGCTGATCGGCGCGCTGTTCCTGATCCCGGTGACCAGCAACGCCGCCGGTGACGTGGCGGCCGGCAAAATCACCGGCGAGTTCGATCACGCCAAGGAAGGCGCGGGTTCGGGCCAGGCCTGGGTGTTCGGCGACGACATCTACTTCGACGCCACCAACAAGCGCCTGACCAAGACCTCGTCGGGCAACACCAAGGTCGGGAAGGTCACCGCGGCGGCCGCCACGACCGACACGATCGGCCGCTTCGTCATCCAGCAGCCGGCCTAAGGGCCGCCTTCTTCGTCCTACCCCCTGAGAAAGGAGAGCCTGATGCGCTCGTTTGTTTCCCACCTGGCGCTCGGCGCCTGCCTGGCCGTGATGGCCGCCCACAAGGACCAGGGCCATGCGGCTCTGGACCCGAAGGCCGCCGACAAGTCGGCCGAGACCTCGTCAGCGGCCAGCGCCGATCCCGTCGTCAAGTCGGATCCGGCCCCGCACCCGCTGCCGGCCGACCAGGTCGTGCCCGCCCCGGCCCATGCCGAACCCGACGGCGCGGCCGTCGGCCTGGCGGCCGGCGCCGACGTCAACGCGCCGACCAACCTGGACGACGCTGAGCATCCGAAGAAAGGCCGCGTCGCCGTCGTTTGGGCCCAGCCGGGCCATGAGATGGTCGCGATCGGCGCGCTGCTGAGCGTGCCCGAGGACGAGGCCGAAGCTCTTCGCGCTGCCGGCCGCGCCCGGTTCGCGTCGGAAGCCGAGGTCGAGGCCGGCGGCGACGCGATCGTCGAGCTGTCGGGCATCTGATCGTCCATGAGCCCGGTCGTCGACCGCAGAGCCCGGCTCCTGGCCGCCGTCTACGCCCAGTGGGGCGAGGATGCGGCCTGGACGCCGGGCGATGGCCCCGACCCGGTCCGCGTCAAGCGCGAGGAAGCCGACGCCGACGTGCAGCTGGGCCAGTCCCGCGTGCGCGTGGACAGCATCGTCCTGCGGGTCCGTCGCTTTGAGGTCAGCGCGCCAGCAAAGGGCGACCAGGTCGCTTTCGTCGACCCGCCCGAAACCTTCACCCTGATCGCCAAGCCCAAGCTCGAACGCTTCGGCCTGGAGTGGATCTGCGAGGCCGCGCGCGCCTGATGCGCATGTCCGCCTCGGCCGATTTCGATTACGCCACGACCGCGCTCGAGGACGAACTGGCCGAGATCACCACGGCCGCGATGGTCGAGGGCACGGCGCTGCTGAAGCGCGATCTACGCGAGAACGTCGAGGCCGCCGGCCTTGGCCGCCGCCTGGCGCTGACCTGGCGCTCAAGGGTCTATCCGGAAGGCGGACGGTCGAGCCTGGACCCGGCCGGATGGGTCTGGACCAAAGCGCCGAAGCTGATCGAGGTCTACGAGGACGGGGCTATGATCCGTCCCACCGGCGGGCGCCACTATCTGGCGATCCCGTCCAAGAACGTTCCCCTGAAGGGCCGCGGCCGGCGCATGACGCCGCTGGACGTCGAGGTCGCCTTCAACCAGGACCTGATCATCCGCCGCGGGCGGGAGCCGGGGACCTGGACCGCCTGGATCAATGCGGTCGCGGCGCGCAATCGTCGCGGTTTCAAGCCCGCCACCCGAGGGCGTCTGAGAGGCGGCCGGCAAAGCCAGCTGGTCTTCATGTTCACCCTCAAGCCCTGGGTGAACGTCCGGAAGCGCCTGAATGGCCGGCAGATCGCCGAGCGGGCGTCCAATCGCATGCCCGAACTGCTCACCAAGCACTGGA